AATTGTCCACGCTGTATGTTTGAATCGATATGGTCACAATATCTTTTTTCTAGACGCTTAACTTCTCGATCGATGCGCCTCCGATAGTTTTCAGCATTTGCCATAGAACCGGTCTTGTCGTATAGTGTTGCAAGAACGTCGTAAACTATTAACTGGTGGAATTCAAACGGCATTTCTGGAGAATCAGTAGCAAATCCTAAGTGTGAAGGCTTGTAGTAGTACCGAGCAACACCTTCTCTCAAGAAGTCTTGCGGAACCTTGGAATAGTTTTCATCAGCGTCTTGTCTTGTGACTTCTTCATCGAAAGAATCAACACGAGGATAAGGTCTAATGCGGTTGTATTGTCCGTCTTGTTCGATGTAAATTGGATTACCGGGATCAATCTGATTAAAGTTAGCAATAGTAATAGAAGCCGCTGTGTCGGCAGCAACAACAGATTCTAGATAATTACTGCTGTTTCTAATATTACCACCACCGGGATTGTTGAAAGTTCTCCAAACCGGTAGTCCAAGTCTTTCGCCAGTTGCTCTATTAAAATTAGAATTCCAGAAAACAATTTTATCTAAACCTTCAAACTGAGAAGGAGATATATCTTTTGATTGGAAAGCATCTGCTTGGACATCTTGGTTGTCCCAAGTTCTAAATGTAATAGTCAGTGCGTTAAAGCCTTGCCCTGTAAATTCAACTGTTTGTGGTTCTGAAAGGGCACCAACTTTTCCGTCTTGCAAGAAAGCCCAACAAACTTCTAGATAAGTACCGGTTAAGAAGCCATCTTGATTTTCAGAAGGAATAGGATTTAGTTTTGTTTGGTAAGCTTCCGGAACAAATTTAGATGGAGACCAAACATAAGCTTCAGCATAAGAAGCCTTGTAATCCATTCTCAGATTTAGTTCTTCTTCTCTACGAGGCATAAGTCCTGTGAGCTTTCCATAGGGAGGAAATCGACCGGTACCAGCATTGCTGTTGGGAACATCTCTATGCGCTAAAGAAAGCAATTCGATACTATCATGTGGAAGATCATACCAGCGACGTTTAATAATCCAAGTTGTGTCGCTATTAGTTGTTTGACCATGGAATACTTTGTCTAAAAGTATCTCACCATTATTTACAACTTTGGAAATTATGTATTCATAATTCTGAATCTCAATTGGTTGACCTTCAAAGTTTTCTTTTGTAAGTCTGTCCATAGGAGCTGTAAATATAACCTGTCTAGATCCTTTAGTCACAGAAGCACTGATAGAAGCTCCTGGTGTAATAACATCTCTAGTAGGCAACATATCAGGAATAAACTTGAATAAGTATTCCTTAGTAGCGAAGGACCAGCGTTTTAAGGTCCAAATGTTGTAGTAAGAATCATTGATTAGTTCATCCAACTGATCATTGTATTGCTGTAGGTCGGGGCTGTAATCTGTGATATTCTTAATCTTTTCTCTTAAAGCTTTGAGATTAGCCATGTGTCCTCCGTCTTATCATTATATATAGTTGTGATTTTGTTTTTACCAAACAAAAACCCTCCTCCCCTTTTTTAGGAGAGGAGGGCATGACTGTTAGTCAGCGGTTACTTATCAGAAAGCGCCGCGGACGTAAACAGTGAATGTTCCGGGAGCAGCAGCTGTTTCAAGTGCTATAGCGACCTGAGGATCGGTAGCAGCTGCGATGGTGTCGAGGGAACCTGCAGTAGCAGTGTGGGTAAGGACGTCGCCCTGGGTGCATGCAAGAAGATTAGCTTCGCATACGCCGCGAACACATACCTCAACCTTTTCACCGGCACCAGCAGCAGCAAGAGCTACGCCGACGGGGCAAGAAAGTGCGGTATCGGATGCATCACTTGGCTGCACAAATATTGCTTTGTCACCGTCTGCAGTCTGAGCGGCGTCAAGAGAAACCACTTCACCAGCAGCAATAGCGGCTGCAGCGATGAAGGTCTCAACCTGACGTCTATTCATGGTAGGGGTATCAACAGCAACGGGGTTACCGAGGCCGTCTCTCTGCTCTGTCTCTAAGTATTGAATTAGTGTTGATGTAGCCATTTTTTATCTCCTTATAGATTAGGCGTTGATGAGAACACCCTGTCCACCGAGGTGATCGGCAACAAGCTGAACTTTGACGTAAAGCTGAGCAGCACGAGCAGTAGTACCACTGATGTGCTCAAAGGGTGAAACAGCAAAATCACCTTCGCTGTGGAAGATGAGCTTGATGCCGTCGTAGTTGAGCATGTAAGCATCACAGTTACCAGCGACTGAAGAACCGAAGCCCATTTCAGGATCAGCTTCAGCAACTGCACCGTTGAATGCTAGTGCCATACGACCACCGTCGAGCTTGTCGGTCTGAACGAAACGCTCCTGAGCGAAGAGGAGGTTGCGGTACTGAGCGAAAGCAGCGTTGGACATGATGAGGTGGGAAACATCGCCGCTCGGTGCAACGTTGTTAGCAGCAATGTAAAGATCGTAGAGATCGGTCATTGCAAGGGAACCACCAGCGTCCTGGAACTGGTTTAGCCAACCAGGAACCTGGAAGACTGCCTTGTCGATACCACCGACCGTGTTGCTCTGACCTGACGGAAGAGGAGCAGGTGCGATGTGCTCAAGGAAACCAGTAGGTGAACCGAGAGCGGGGTCACCGTTGAGGGTGTTGACTAAGGGAAGAACGGCAGAATCACCACGAAGAATCTGTCTGTTAAGCTCTCTGCGAAGCATACCCATAACGGACTTCATACGGCTCTCAAGAATCTTGACGATAGCGTATTCACCACTGTTCTCCATCTCCTCTTTCTTGGTGATGACGATCGGTGCGGTGAAGTCAGCCCAGTCGTAGATTGCTGGACGTAGAACATCGTTTACTGCGAGAGAAACGGGCTCGTAGCCAGTGGAAAGCTGGGTGATGGTGCTGTGCTCTTGGATTGAGAGAGGACGCTGGATTTTGATACCACCGGTCTCGGTTTCGACGCCACCGGCTCTGCGGACACCGTCGAGGAATGCGACTTTTCTGTAAAGGTTGTCTACCTCAGAATCTCTGATGCTGTATAGCGTGGAGCTGAGGAGATCATTTGAAATAGGCATGATTTTCTCCTTGTAATTAAAATATTAGCCTTTTGATAGAATAAATAAGTTCAGGTATTCACACGATGTGAAGCTGTTGTTAGATGTTCCACCATTTCTTGATCAGGTGATCCGAAGATTCTGGTTCAAAAGGCAGGGAAAACTTGCGCCTTATAATAGTAGTTATGTAGATACTAAAGTTTTTACACGTAAAATGTTAAATTATTTTACCATTTTTTGCAAATTATTTACCACTTCTTGCATGACCAATATCTAGCTGTTAATTTGTTTTTACGGGTAGAGGGTTTATCACAACGATGACGTGCTCTGAAAGATTTACGACGTGCAGGAGAAGACTTCTTTATTTTCATTCCCTTTGCACCATAACGAATAATCTTTTCTTTTCCGCCTTGACATGCTTTGACCACAAACTTTTTAGTTTTAGATCCGGGCTCGCCCTTGCGAATGCGACGAGGTTTGTTGCATTTCATCTTCTTTTTATCGGCCATGGTTTACCACCTGTTTTTATTTTGGGTTAATCTGGGATTCACAGGGAGCGCCCTGCAGCCACTTATGATGTCCTTCCACCATCTCTCCCAACAGGGCGAAGGACTGCAGGGCACTGTGAATTATCGTATTGATTGTTGCCTATATTTTTAGAATGATAATACATATCATCCCAATTACCTGATTGCTTAATGTCTTCCATACATTTAAACCATTCTTGCTCTGTCATCATTGACTTTGTCTTATTGCAAAACTGACATGCTACTGCAAAATTATCAATGTCAGAATTAGAACCACCTCTTCTTACTGGTATTTTGTGGTCTATCTGAAATCCTCCTTTTTCGAACATGTTTAATTTAATTTTGCAATAATGACATTGACCGTCTGATTTTACCCAAACTAAGTCATAAAGTTCTTGCCATTTCAAACTACTTTCGCGGTAGATACGGCTATTTTGACATCTTCTTCGTTTAAATATTTCTTCATCAGATAACTTAGAATAGTTGTCTCTGCATCTTGTTCCTTTTTTAATAGGGTTTAGATTACCTTTTTTAGAGCATGATCTGCAACGGGTAGATCGAACCCCTATTTCTGCTTTACAATCAACACATGTGTTTAACATAGAATACCTCCTTTAACAATATTAATCCGAAAATACTTTATGTTAAACAGTACGCTTTAACGCGATATCTGTGACTTGTGCCACTTATAAGCTTCAATTGCCGAGCTAAACTTAGGTTGACCCTGAGGACGGGTTCTTGTGCCGCGTGCTGAGAGCATGGCCATTTCCTTTTGACGTGCCTTGCGCTCGGCTAGTTCTGCTCTTTCTTGTTGGAGACGGGTTGCTCCTATTTTAGACTTGACAATGTAGAAAGCATCTTCCATCTTTAATTCAGGTCGCGTCTTTAGTAGATTAACAATTTCGGTTCTGTATTCCGGATCAGTTAATTCAGGATTTTCTGCTTTAAACTGCTCTAGTTGTAATCTACGCTGCTGAATTTGCAATTCTTCCTGCGCCGGCTTCAACATATCTCTCAGCATTATTTGAGCCTGACGTTGGATTTCTGCTTTCATTCCATCCGGATCAAACAAGTCGTATTCAGCTTCTTCGTCAATGTTGGCTGTTAACCTAGCAGTTGAAGAATTGATAATATTCTCATTCTGCTGACGCATTGCTCGCTGAGCTTCTTCGACTTCTCTTCTCATCCGAGATAGTTCTTGTGTCTTACGGGTATAGTCAGCACGAATATTAGCCAAATGTTTTCTGACATCTTCAGGCACATTATGGATCCATTCGTTTAAAGGTTTCATACCTTTGTGCTGAGCATCATCAGTAAAGAGCTCGTCTTGCTCTGAACTGTATGCCATTAAGTCATCGAGGGTAAAGTTATCAATGACATCATCTATAGTTTCTTCAGTCTGAGGTGCTGCCTGTGCAGTCTCGTCAACCTCAACGGAAGTATTGGATAGTTCTCCAGTTTCCATTG